AAGGCGTAAAGCTTTATGACGTTATTAAAGAAGATCTAATTAAAGATTTAGATGAGGCCCAGAATTTGTTTGGTGCATCTTTTAATTTAATATCCCATTACGGATACGAGAAAAAAGGTGGGGGGCCGGAAGACGAGATTCGAGGTCGAATTATGTCTAAAATGGGCTGTTTAAAAATGCTGTGTTCCCATCCAAACTTACTACGCGCCAGCGCTAGAAAATATAATTCAATTGATAAAACCGTTCTTTGGGAAGACGAAGACGACGACGGAACTGTTGTTATGTTTAGTAAAATGACCCCCACCTTTGGAACTAAGGGTGGTTCTGCTTACGCCTCAGAGTTAGTAAAGTCAGGTTTACTTGACGGCATTGACGACTCCCCAAAGCTTGAATATTTAATTAGTTATGTTAAAGATTTTTTAGACCTCAACACAGCTAACAAGGTAGTTATATTTGCTACCTATGTAGATATGTTAGACATGATTGCTAACGGTCTTGGACCAGATCAATGTAGAAAATACTCAGGCAAGTTAGATGCCAAGAGTAAAGAAAATAATAAAATTGCTTTTAACACAGATCCAGCAGTTCGTGTTTTGATTAGCTCAGACGCTGGGGGTTATGGTGTAGACCTACCGGCAGCTAATTTGCTAGTTAACTACGACTTACCATGGACCTCGGGTGGAGCTGTTCAACGCAATGGTCGTATTATGAGAGCTTCATCTACATGGCCCTCAATTGTTATTCAAGATCTAATTATTGCCGGATCTATTGAGGAGCGCCAGTACGAGGCTCTACAGCAGAAGAACGCTTTGGCGAGCGCGGTAGTCGACGGCGAGGGTATTGATGACCAAGGTGGAATACCTATGAACGTAGGAAGCCTTAAAGAGTTCCTGTATATGGCTACTGTTTAGCCGTATTGCCCTGTACAATTGATGGATGCCTAACGCACCTAAGACCCCGACGCGTACCATACGTGTCCCTGACGACCTCTGGAAGGCCGTACAGTACAAGGCAGCCAAAGAGGGTGTAACCGTTACCTCAGTCATTATTGAGGCGCTAGAGGCTTACTCAAAAGGTCGTACTGACCAGTAACTTGACACCTGTCAGTGGGCAGGTATAAGTTTTCCTTACGTCGCTACAGGGCACAAGTGCTCTAAGCTAAACAAAGGAAAAGCATGAGTCTACTCGATATAAAATCTAATCTACGTCAGTATCTTTCACTTAAAAAAGAAGTTGAAGTATTAACAAAACGACAAGACGAATTAAAGTCTCGTCTTAAATCTACAGTTGAATCCGCCGGTGAAACCGATGATCGCGGACACGTCACACTTAAAGTTGATGACGAAATTACAGGTGAAGTAACCCTTACACAACAACGTCGCGTATCAAAAACTCTTGATATGGATATTGCAGAAGCTCTACTTAAAGAACGTGGCATTTACGACAAGTGCGTAAAAATGATTCCTGTTCTTCAAGAAGACGCAATTATGTCTTGTGTTTACACAGATGAACTTTCAGAAGCCGACATTGATCGGATGTTCCCATCTAAAATTTCTTACGCATTTTTGGTTAAAGCATCAAATGACTGATGATTTAATTGAATCTACTTTTGCTGACTTGGATAGTTATTATCCAAACAGTAAACGCAAAAGAAAACCAATAGTAGCTAAACCCTTAGAAACAAAGTTAGATACATCCTGGGATGCTAACCCTGTTACTAAAACATTACCCAACGGCAGAGACCTTGAAATGTTTACTATTGGCGCTTTAGCTGCTGCTGTAGGTCGCCCAGTTGTTTCAATACGTGCTTGGATCAAACAGGGTTACATACCAGCATCTCCATACCGACTTCCAATGAAGAAGGATATAAATGGAAAAGACCACGCCGGGAGAAGGTTGTATTCAAGAGCCATGGTGGAAAAGCTAGTAGAGATACTAGATAAGGCTGGACTATTGCACACAAAGCGCATAGAATGGCCATTACACCGGCAGGTATCTTTAGATATAGCCGAGGCTTGGAGTCAAACCCGAGCAAATGAAAACACTGACAACTAACATAAAAGGATGAAAAACATATGGCAATAAACCGAACAGAGGATTACCTCCCAACGGCAGATGAGTTTGCAAAAACAGACTCAGATATCAATGCAAGACCAGTTCAAAAAGCAACTATCTCAACAGTTCAATCAGGTTGGGATGCCGCTGAAAAATCAGCAGTACCCGCAGGTGATTATCCAACTGAGTTCAAGTTTACTGACGGTGAGTATCAAATCGTTAAGTTCCTTGATCCAAACGGACCCTTCGCTGTATACAAGCAACACTTCTTGTCACAGAAAACCACTGGCAAGCGCTCTTACATTTCACTAGGGGCCAACGATCCGCTATGCGTAAAGCTTGGAAGCAAGCCTGAAGATAAGAAGGCTTTTAGCCTTGCTATTCTGACCGCTAGTGGCGTAGAACGACAGATGCTTATTGCAAGTCCACGTCTTTACAAGACACTGCACGCCGCACACTTCTCACCTACCGGTCCTTTAACAAAGAACTATTGGGCAATAAGCCGTACCGGCAAAATGCAAAGCACCGCTTACCTCCTTAATCCAGTTAAGGCTCGTGATCTTTTAGAAGATTGGGGCATTGACGTAACTGCACATGAGGCAGCACTTGAAGCACTAGTTCCTTACGAAGCTTCAGCTATTAAGTCCTCAACGTGGGAAGAACTAGAAGCCGTAGCCGATAGTCTTCTCTAAGTTAGTTCATTGCAGGTGGGGCTAGTGCTTAACGGCATTAGCCCCATCCTTTTAAGGGGTATAAAATGGATCATATAATTACAACTAAGGCAGACCTTGATGCGATGGTTGCTTACTATCTCACTCAAGACGCGTTTGCTTATGACGTCGAAACTGTAGGAGATAAACGTGGTATTCCAGCTGTTAACGAAGTACTTTGGCTTAGCTTTGCTACACACGGTCGCGGGGATGTTATTCCGATTGGCCACCCACATGGTGAGTTTGAGTCAGAAGTTTTCCCGCTTACACCTCAAGGAGAAAAACGCATACTTGAAGGTCTTTCATTACGCGAAAGTGATTACTCTGTTGATCGCAAAAAATCTCTTAGATCTTTCGGACCGGCTCCTACGCAGCTATTCCCAGCAGAGGTCTTTGAGGCATTAAAACCTTTATTTTTTAACAACAATATTTTAACTGTAGGCCACAACTTAGCTTTTGATTTAAGCTCTGTAGCAAAGTACTACGAAGGTAATATTCCTTCTGGCCCTTATTTTGACACCTTGATGGGGTCTTTTTTGTATGACAATAAGAACAAGAACAAGTTGGGTCTAGATGATTGTTTACTAAGAGAACTAGGCTATTCAATGAAAAAAGGCATTGGACATATGGTGGAGATCTACGGTTTTAATGACGTAGCAAAATACGCATTTCTTGATGCTAAATACACATTTCTACTTTGGAAAGTACTGGCCCCTAAAATTGTTGCCGCAAACGTAGAAAAAGTTATGGCACTTGAGATGGATGTACTTTATGTACTTTGTAAAATGAAATTAACTGGGGCGCCAATTGACACCAATCAATTAAAGATTCTGTACGACAAGCTTACTGAAGAGGTTGAGGCGGCAAAAGCTGAGATTTATTCTATTGGCGGTATATTTAATATGAACTCTAACGGTGATAAGCAGTGGATTTTGTACGGCCCTAAAGAAGAAGGGTGCCGCGGTCTTCGTACTCAGGTATTAACCGGTCGTGGAGAAAAGAAAATCATTGCACAGGGTGAGCAGTCCTTAACTTACAAGGACTACTCTGTATCAGCTGAGGCTTTAGAGGAGTTTAGAGGTAAGGACGAGCTTGTTGACGCTTTACTTAAATACTCTGAACTTAATAAACTTCTTAGCACATACGTCACTCCCTACATAGGTGGAGAGGTTGTAAAGACTGTTAACGGCAAGTCTAAGGTTGAAGACAAAGAGAGCTTGCTAGTAAACGGCAGGATTTATGGTGACTTCATTCAGTGGGGTGCTGAGACTGGTCGGTTTTCTAGTCGAAACCCTAACCTTCAAAACGTACCGGCTCCACACACTGAGCATGGTCGAGCCATTCGTAATTTATTTATAGCGCCAGAGGGTTTTAAGTTAGTAGTAGCTGACTACTCACAGATTGAGCCGCGAGTAATTGCCTCCATGTCACAAGATGAGATCATGATAGACAACTATATGAAGGGTGAGGACATATACACAACGGTTGGAAACACTATGGGTGTAGACCGTAAAGCTGGCAAGGTCTTGGTTCTTTCTATCGCCTATGGTGTAGGCCCAGACAAGATTGCTAAATCAATTGGTTGCTCAGCCAAAGAAGCTAAAAAATTATTAAATGATTTTTCTCAGAAGTTTTCAGCCATCAGCGACTACAAAAGCAAGGTTGTTGGGGTTGCTCGTAATCTAGGCTATGTCACAACTATTCTTAATCGTCGACGTTACTTACCGGACATTACATCTAAAAACATAGGGTTTAGGGCCAGCGCTGAGCGTCAAGCCTTTAACACAAGAATCCAAGGTTCGGCAGCAGATATCATTAAACTTGCTATGATACGCGCTCAAGACTTTATTCCAAAGGAGGCAAGCTTGATACTCACAGTGCATGATGAGCTTGTAACTTTGACTCCAGATCACTTGGTTAAAGAGACTGAGACTGCTATTAAAGAGGCTATGGAGGGCATCAACTTGCTTTCTATACCCTTACTAGCTGATATGGCAACTGTTCAAAAATGGGGGGATGCCAAGTGAACTGGCTTCGCCGGCTTTTTGGAAGAGAGGAGTATGTTGTACACCGGCTAGATATCCCGGTTAGCACTATAGTACGGTGGTATATGTATGACACAGATTTTGCTGATCAAAATGAATTAGCAGAATTGATTGGCCTTAGCAAGGTTAGTCAAGAAGGTGATGTAAAAGAACAAGAGGACAGTGACAACAGATTAGAGGCTATAGAACAATACATTCCATTTTTAAAACAAATGGCAGAAATTAGCGCAAATTTAATTACAACTATACATACAAAAGAACTAGAAGACTCAGGTCTTTTAGCTGATTCAATTGATGATAGGCAGATAGAGATGATGCAGGCTCTTTTTAAAACAATTGCATTGTCAACTTTAGTTGGAACTTTTTCAGTGGGAACGCATTTACAAATTATTAACCCAACCTCAGCACCAACGGGGTTCATACAAATGGAGGATAATCATGAGTAGTAATTGGTGGGCACAGAAGCTTGGAACACAACCTCAACAGACAGGGACGCCCGCGCCGGCGTATGTAGCACCACAACCAGCGCAGTATGCAACACCCCAACAACCTACTTATCCACCTTCACAACAGACACAGCCGTCTGCTCCCCGTTGCCCAGGTTGCGGTAGCGGTAATTACGGAGGAACAGCAGAGAGCAGGGCTCGTTGTTACGATTGCGGCTACCCAATTCAACAATCAGGTAGTGGCGCAGGCACCGGTATTATTGGCCAAGGCGGCCAAACTTCAGGACCTCCAACACCGGCTACACAAGTACCAACTGGTGGCTTTAACCCAACAACAATTATTGGACACATTTAATGAACAAAGAGGCAATGGCAGTTGTTAACAAAATTAATAAAGATCTTGGTGCCGGAACTATTGTTTTAGGTTCTGACATTATTGCCTCACCACCTCGTTTTACTTCCGGCTCATTATCAATTGATGTGGCACTTGGTGGCGGCTGGCCCCCTAATCAGTGGCATGAGATTATTGGTGAAGCAAGTAATGGTAAGACGGCCTTAGCTTTAAAAACTGTTGCCGCTAATCAAAAACGAGATCCAGAGTTTACTACTGTATGGGTTGCTGCTGAAGAGTGGGTAGTTGGTTACGCAGAATTGTGTGGCGTGGACTCCTCTAGAGTCTATGTTGTTTCAACAAATATTATGGAGGAAGCTTATGGGGCGGTTATCAAGTTTGCAGAAAGCAAAGCAATCGATTGCATTGTTCTTGATTCTTTACCTGCCTTGGTCCCTTCAGCAGAAGACGATAAAGAAATGGATGAATCCACGGTAGGCAGGGGCGCACTTTTAACTAATAAGTTCTTCCGTAAAGTTGGCAAAGCTTCCAAGAGATCCCTTGTTTCCCCAGAGCGCCCATTTATCGGTATTGTCATTAACCAGTACCGCATGAAGATTGGCGTTATGTATGGGGATCCTAGAACTACCCCAGGTGGCCTAGGCAAAGACTACGCGTTCTTTACTCGCACCGAAGTACGGCGCGATGAGTGGATTGAATCCGGCACAGGCCAAGAAAAACGTCGTGTTGGGCAGTCTATTAAAGCCCGTATTATTAAAAATAAATCAGCAGCCCCTTCCCAAGTGGCTACAGTTGACTTTTACTTTTTAGAAGGAGAGACCGTTCCAGCCGGAGAGTTTGATTTTGCTAAAGAAGTAATTGCCATGGGAATTATTAATAAGGTGATTACCAGAGCAGGTGCCTACTATCGTTACGCGGGTCGCCAATGGCAGGGTAGTGATGCTATGCTTAGCTCAATACGGGAAGAGATTGACCTGAAAGAAACCCTTGAGCGGGACGTACTAGATTCGATTAAAGCCGGATCTAAATTCGTAGCCGAAGACTCCGATGAGGAGTGAAGGACAAAAACAGTCTAAGAAGCATGAGGACCGATTAGCTAAAGCAATTGGCGGGCAGCGATCAGCTGCAAGCGGTGCGTTTTGGAGTCGGAAAGGTGATGTGCGTTCCACTGATTTGTTAATAGAACATAAGTGGACTGGCAAAGCCTCCTTTACCGTCAAAGCAGCGGTTTTGGAAAAGATTGTTAAAGAAGCAATTCTTGACAGTCGGACTCCCGTCCTCGGAATAAGTTTGAATAACGAAAATTACGTTATCTTAACTGAAGATGATTTTCTAGAATTGCGCCAAACTCTTCAGGAGCATACTTGTACGACAGCGCAGGACCAGAGCCATGGCGATACAAAGCCAAGTGCCGAGGCATGGATACAGAACTCTGGTTCCCACCAAGAGACAAAGCTAAATACAGAGTTATAGCTGAGGTCTCTAAAGCCGTTTGCTACGGCAAAGATGGATTACCAGAATGCCCGGTTCGTAAACAATGTTTGTTGTACTCAGACAAGATGGATGAACAGCACGGTATTTGGGGCGGCATGTCTCACCGCGAACGCAACGCATTAAAACGCAAAGCTAAGAAGGCCGGTTTAACATTTAAAGAATGGGTAGATACCCGTAAATCGTGATAGATTACCGCTATGAGTGCATACAAACCTACGGGATCATTAAAGAATTTTATTGCAGCTGGCAAGATTCCAAGTAGGGTACTTGCATCAGTTGAACGACACGTACTAGCTAGCCCACGTGATGAGTCTCGTAGAACAAATGTTCTACACCCCTCAGAAATGGCTGGATCAGATTGGTGTTACAGAGCTTCTTATTTTCATTTGTTAGGTCAAGTCCCTAATCCACGTAGCTATTCATTTAAACTTTTATCTGTATTTGAAGAGGGCCACGCTATTCATGCTAAATGGCAAAATTGGTTTAAAGAAATGGATAAGCTGTACGGACAGTGGCATTGCACCGATTGTAAAGATACTTTTTGGGGCGTACCTTCTGATCATAAAATTGATCCAAAGTTTTTGCGTTATAACGAAGTGCCTTTAGATTACAAACCGTTACGCATCTCAGGTCATTCAGATGGTTGGCTAAAGGGGTTTGGCGATCCACTAATGCTTGAGATTAAATCTGTGGGTGCGGGAACGCTTAGGTATGAGATACCAGAAATACTTAAAGAGAACAACAATGATGTAGAAAAAACTTGGAAGTCCATCAAAGAGCCTTTTATGAAGCATATTACTCAGGTTCAGATTTATATGAAACTAGCTGAGCTATTGGGGTATGAGGACGTGCCGCAAGAGGCTGTACTTATTTATGAATCAAAGGCAAATCAAGAAGCTAAAGAGTTTGTTATACCCAAAAGCGATTTTGGTATTACCCAACTATTTGATGCAGCAAAGATGATCAATGAAGCTGTTGACTCCAATACGGCACCAGCATGTAATATAGGGGCAACAGGATGCGCCAAGTGCAAGGGGTATGAAAATGAGTCCAATTGAACTACAACTAGCAGAGGCTAGCAAAAGAGCTATTAGTAAGTTAAAGGGTCAAGGTCTGTCATTAAACGAGGGTTACAGTTATGATCCCCCCTCACTTCCAGAAGATGTTACATCTGTGGGTGATGAGAACTTAATGGATTTGTACGCTAAGTATGTAGCTTACTTGGAGTTTATTAATTTACAGGTGTGGTGTGCCCACACAGATAAAGCCGAAGCCGAAAAAGAAATGATTATAGAGAAGGCTAGAAAAAAACTGACCATGAAGGCTGGCGGTAAAGCAGTAGCCATCATAGATGCTGAGATTGAGGTAGACGAGGTCTACCGAGATAAGGCCGATAAGTATCAAGAGCTTTCTAATTACCACAGTTTGATCCAAATGATGTCGGAAAAGTTATCTAAAGACATATCTTTTATCAACCGTGAGATTACCCGACGAGTAAACCTTAACAAAGCCGTCGGCAGGGCCCCTTGGCTCACGCCGTGAAAGTATTTTACGACGGATCTATTGACGGTGATAAGCCTGTATACCTTGGCATAGACCAGTCCTATAGTGGATTCGCTATAACCGCTTTACAAGATAACGCATTCTATTGCGAGGTTTACAAATCTGAGCAGGGTGGGATAGACCGGCTTAAAGACATACAGGTTCACGTAATGAACTGGCTTTACCAGTTTAACAACATTGCTGACGTGGCCATGGAAGGCTACGCCTTTGGATCGCAGATGGCTAATATGTTGGGTGAGCTTGGCGGTATGGTAAAGCTAACTTTGCTTGATTTTGGTATTTACCCTTTAATTGTGCCGCCAACCAGCCTCAAAAAGTACGTTACCGGCAAGGGCCAGGGCGTACCAAAGAGTCAAATGCTTTTACAAATATACAAGCGGTGGCAGGTAGAGTTTTCTGACGACAACGCCGCAGATTCCTACGCTTTAGCTCGCCTAGTTTCAGGCCAGCACGTGTTCGCGTACGAAAAAGAGGTGTACGATAAGCTACAGGATCCAAAGTTTCGGGAGAAGTAATGCCTAAATACGATTTCAAATGCGATACCTGTGAGAGTAGCGTTGTAGAAATGCACATTGCTTTTAAATCTAATGAGCGACCTAATTGCGATCGATGTGGGAGTCCTATGAGTAAAGTTTTTACACCACCAGCAGTTCAATTTAAAGGCGGAGGATGGGGCGGACAATGATTGATTATGGTGTTACATACAACGGCTTACCAATACTTGTGGCTGATGACGATTTTATTGAATATTTACGTGAAAATGGGTTTGATAAAACAATAGACGTTGCAGAGATAAACGAAGAGTGGAACAACTGGGCTAAAGAAAACGTAGGTGCATAGTGCATTACGAACGTAAGCTTGGTAATCGCGGTAACCGTTGGATTTCTTGGGGTTACGGTAGACGTTTTGGTTTAGGGTTTTCTATTGACAGGTACAGTATTAACATTGACTTTTTATGCTTTTGGATAGGCATAGAGCTGTGAGGTTGGAGTGCTTGACCTAAGAGATAAAGACAATCCATTAGAGGTCTGTGTTTGCGGGTCTACTTTGTGGAAGGTCCAGGCTATGTTTGAGGACGGTCAAATAAGCCTTTATATGTTAGACATGGAATGTGCTCTGTGCGGGTCTTTAGCGACCGCTCCAACGCCTATAGACGACTTTTAGCCTTACAGATACTTGTGGTTACCCCATAATAATTACCGCGGGGCTCCACTATTCGTCAAACGAGGTATCACATGTCCGAATCACCAGAAGAACACATCCTACGCGTTAGCGCTGGAAGTAATCCACAAGCTTTAGCTTCAGCTATTGCCCACAATATCTATGAAACTAGAAGCTGTAAAGTCAGAGCTGTAGGCGCAGGAGCCGTAAATCAAGCTGTAAAAGCAATTGCTATTGCCCGTGGCTACACCGCACCAAGAGGTATTGATCTAGCCTGTATTCCAGGATTTGCTACTATTGAAAGCCACGACGGCACTATCAGCGCCATTGTGTTTTTGATTGTTGCTAATTAAGCCTGTATTTATAGCGGATATACCGTACCTTTAATTAAACCCCTTTAGGCCAAAGGATACAAAATGAAAGATTCAACTAAGAACTCAAAGCCAATTGCTCCTGCCTCAACAGGTCCAATGGCTTCTTCAAGCGCACGACCAAATTACAAAGCACCAGAACGCGGAACACTTGTAAAGAATGTTGGTAACGCTAAAGGCGGAACAGATCCATACCGTCAAGCAAAGCCATCTCGTTCAAACGTTCCAGCCGCAGGCGCTCGCGGTGGCGCTCGCTACGGCATTCGTGTAAAGTACCAAGCATCTATTGATCCATCAGCTGGAGCAACACAGAGCAACGGTCGCATTCTTAAGAGTGCAATGAACCGTCAGTCACCTTCATTTTCTGAAGGCGCAATACAACCATAAAATAAAAATTAGCTCCCCAGCGTCTTCCGAGACTGCTGGGGCTTTTTTTTGTGCTAATGTTAAGCCACCGTGAGCCCATCAAGGCGCTAACAAGGAGAGTAAATGCTCGATATATTAAATAAGCATTTAGAGGATACGCCTTCAAGCTGTGTTGTAAACACGTGGATAAAAAGTTTAAAAAGTGATGAACAAGAAGCTTTTAGTTTATTACAAAAAAATAAAGAAAAACTTCAATGTGCAATTTTGTACAAAGATTTGTCATTTGAAATGGATTTACCATTTAAACTTACCGCTTTTAGGTCACACATGAGGGGTTACTGCACATGTCAGAAAAATTAAGTTTGTCAGAAGTTTTAAGTAAAACTATTGGGGATTTAACAAATCCCGGCTCAGATTTAAAAGCTTCCAATGTCCCACAGGAATGGAGAGCTAGATTAGATATTAGCGAAGACGGCGGATTTTTTATATCTACGCCAAGAAACGCTGGAGAACTACCAGATGCCGTAGATTTATTTAAAGATTTTGATTTAGATCCAGAAGTTTGGGAAGTTATAAGCGTACGTAAGTCCCGTTGGCAGCGGTATGACGGAGAATGGCTAGAAGCTGCTAGAGTATCCATTAAGCCAGCACGGAACTATAATCACAACAACGATGTTGATTACGATGATTTAATAGAGGAGATAAATGAGTACACACCACGACCTACCAAGGCTCCTAAAGGCCCACTATTTGCTATCTATGCTATTGGAGACACTCAATATGGAAAAGACGCAGGTGGGGGTACTGAAGCAACAATTAGACGAGTCCTGCATGCAATTGATGAAGCTGTTGGAAGGCACAAAGAATTACTCGCAAGCGGAAGACCAATTGGAACTGTTGTTTTACCACAACTCGGAGACTGCATTGAAGGAAGTACTTCGCAAGGCGGTAGAGTCCTTGGACGAAGTGACTTGGGAGTTACACAGCAGGTACGAGTCGGCCGTCGCATCCTCATGGCATGGATAAAAGCTTTTGCACCACTTTGTAATGAATTAATTATCCCAGTAGTACCAGGTAACCACGATGAAACTCATCGAATTATGATGACTGATCCAACAGACTCGTGGCAGATTGAGATTGCCGCAGCTGTGCAGGATGCTTGTGCGGAAAACCCAGCTTTGTCCCATGTTGTGTTTCGTTACCCGTCAGCAGACCACGCAACACTGGCAATTGATTTGGGTGGAACAATTTTAGGACTAGCTCATGGTCATCAATCTAGGGATATGGGTAAATGGATTGCCGGTCAGGCTACTGGCCGTACCCCAGTGGGATCAGCAGATGTTTTAATGACCGGCCACTTTCACCATTTTAAAGCAAATCAAATTGGACCAAGACTTTGGATACAGGTACCGGCTATGGACGGCGGCAGTGCTTGGTTTAGGGATAAGAGCGGTTTAGAATCCCCAACAGGCATTGTGTCATTAGTAGTGGGTCCCGACTATGACCCAAGAAGAGATTTAGCAGTTTTATCAGGAGAAAACCGCTTACCATAGGCTTATGCCTAACAATCAAAATATACAAAGCCTAGGCGCATCCGGCTTGTACGGCACCAACACCACCTACGGTGGCGGTGGCGTTCCTATTGCAAGATCTGATTTAGATTTCTTGCGTATGGGTGTTGGTCGTCAACCTTCAGCAGAATATCCAGATGGTTATTTAGGAACTATTCGTTCACGCAGAGATGATCGCGGTCGTCCATCTAGCGTATCCGATAAAGTATTAGATGGTTTAAAGGTACGTATTGGTCAGCGTTCATATCAACGTGGTGTTCATCGCGGTGAGCGTATTGACGCATCAGATTATTATTACCCAGAGGGTTTAGAAAACTTTAGTGGTATTGCTCGACAAATGAAAGCTGCTAAAGACGGTAACGTTTATCGTTCAGCCCGCCACGTACCAAACTTTTCAATCGCGCCAGCCCCACACCTTCCTAATGATGGAAAGGCTAACATGCGTAGTACTTCACCACTAGAAATGAACAAGCCTCGCACAGATAAGATGGCTCGTTTACGTCCGGCTTGGAAATAAAATGGCAGGTAGATATGCCGATGGTGTATATGGGCCACGCCCGTGGACAGCTCCACTTGAAGCTTTATACCCACCGCAAGAATATATTGGTCCTTTTCAAAGCAATCAAGAGCGTTTAATGAGCCAATCACTAGCAGCATTTAGTATGACACCCGCGGAAGTACAAGAGTTTGTTCGACCACCGCTTCCACAAATTCAACTGTTTCCAGCTCGATACGGGTATACCGAGGACGAGATTGGCGTTGAGGATATAATTGACCTACCTCGCCGTGGGGCCTCCCAGCAACGCGTTGAGTCTGATTTTTCAAACACTCCAAACAGCACACAATCTACAAGCCGCAACACGTTAGGATCAGCTATATGAAGAATGATGTTGGGTCATTTACAGATGGCACTGGCGAAGGTATGCCGGGGGCCACAGATGTGTCTTTAGAGACCATTTATAACGGTTCTAAGGGCTGTATGGGGTGTGGAAGCGTGATGAATCCATTAGAATCATTGCGTAGTATTGAAGACCAGCTTTGCCCATCTTGCAGTCGACGCAAGAAGGTTAACTTAGTGAAAGGCCGAATGGCATGACAGTTCGTAAAGCACGTTCAGAGAACGCAGATATGTTAGAAGGCGCAACAGACGGTAAGTACCGCAAGCGCCGTCCAAATACAACTGTTGATCCAGGCATGGGCGACCAGCTTGTAATCAAGAACCGCGCTGGTCTACATCCATACATGAACTATGGATTTATTAATTCAGAAGAGCCAGCTAAAGTAAACCCACTAGGTAACTAACATGGCAAGAAATATTGCAAGCCCGCCGGTTCGACCAAAACCAAAACCAAAGCCAAAATCTACTGTACAAAAAATTGGTGGAGCAATTAAAGGCGCCGTGGATGGTGCTATTAATTCAACTCGCGGCACCACACTTGACGGAAAACCTATGATTAACATAAACCCAGTTGCTCCTATAGTGGGCGCTATTAATGGTGGAATAGCTGGATACAATAAACCTTCTAACCCTGCACCAATGCCTTTGAAACCTGCCCCAGATCGTGCTAATGATATGCGACGTAGTACTGGTTCTGGTCCAGAAATGAAAAAGACAATGCCAGCTCCTAGAAACTATGGCGGAATTCAAGCACAACCAATGCCTTTTATTCCAGGACCAAACTCAGGTAAAGCTGAGAACATGCCTTTTATACCGGGAAAAACACCAGGTAAGATTGAGAACATGCCGTTTAAGCCAGAGTCTCCAAAGTTAAAACCAGCTAAACCATTTAAAATCCCACAGGGAAAAATGGGAAGGACTATGCCGTAATGTTAAATCGTTTACCAGATCGCGGAGAAGACACCGCACGTTCAGTAGGTAGTTTCAATAAAATGCAAGAAGCTTTAGGTCGAGCTACGGGTTATAGCGGTAACTTCTCAGATGAAGACGGTGCCCGAGTAACTTACAAGCCTGAGGATATTGGCAACACCGCATTTGCTCCCGGCGCCGGTAATATAGATACCGGTGGGGCTGGCACGCAAGGCACAATGGGTGTTAGAAAAGCTAATTTTTCATTTGCCGCCCGCGAAGGGGACATGTACAACTAAAGTACGATAGTATTCGGACCAACAATTAGGAGCATAAATTGTCAGACAAATTAAAGCAGGGCGAAGACTTAATTAACATAGTCGTTTGCTATACCTGCAAGAGTATTGAAGAAGCCCCCTACACCAAGAGCGGTAAATACCTTGGTGATGGCAAGTATGATCAATCCGATAACCCATTCCTTCCTCCGCTTGTAGACTGGCATGGGGAAAAGGGACACCTTGGCCGTATCTTTGATTGTGACTCATTTTTTTGGATGTCTAAGGACGGACGCGAGTCCACTATTAAACAGATCAAGGCTCAGCTGCTTGGTGGGTCAAGCGGACTAGACGTATTTGGTACCGATTTTTACAATGTTAAAGCTACATTTTCAGATGATGCAATGAGCTGTTACTCCTTACATAACCGGCCAAAAGGTGATTGCTCCGATTACAAGACAGAGCGTAAAGTATTGACCCCAAAGACAGATGCAGAGCGTAAAGAGGCAGGCCTAGGCAAATCCAAGGTCAAAACTTACCTTTGTGATTTTTGTGTGGTAAAGTCGTTCGTGCAAAAGAAAGCCTATACAGAAAAGGGACTATACAAATAATGAGCAAATCAACAGAAAACGCAACACCAATTGAAGACGCAGTAGAAGTGACAGAAGCAAACGTTGCATTTATTTTATTTCAAAAGCCTAATGGATCATTTGGCGCAGTGACCGATTTGTCCACCCCCTTTAAAGTAGCCCGGTCAGCAACCTTCTTAGATATGAAGATTGCCTCCCGTGAGCTGTACGAAGCCCTAATTCGTGAGGAAATTGCCGGTACAGTCATTGAAAGCCTCCAAAAGGGCAGTCAAGGCGCCATGGGTTCAGGCGGAACTCTTACCGAGTAAAGCGGTATACTGTACCTACACCCAATGAAAGGTAGGCAACCGTATGTTTATTGAGATGACTTGCAAATGTGACGCATCGTTTCAATCTGATACTTCGGATCACGAATCCCTTGCCATGGTGTGGGCGCAATCTTTTATTAACGCGCATCATGAGTGTGGTTATATGACAAAACCTATAGACCAAAACGTAGAAGAAAAGATGCGTCGATTGGACGTTATCTACAAAGAACAGAAGGAAAAAGAACTATAATAATCAGATGAACTACTATGACGCGCTTGTTGCACAAGCAACACCCGTGGAAGTGGTTCCGTCCGAGACTTCTTATTTTAGTAATCCCGGAGTAGGTCTTGACCCTAGACTGTTTAGGGACAACAAGCTGGTTCCGGCAGTTAGATCTTCTGTATTGCGTATTTTGTCAGAGCACCTACGGAAGCATTATTACAACCCTGAAGCTTACCTTCACGTATGGTTAGCTGGATCTGCTGTGTCCTATCAATGGGCCGGAGCTCGTAGCCCCGCAGACCTTGATTGTTTGATTGGCGTGAACTACCTTAGGTTCCGTCAGACCAACCCAGAGTACAAAGCTTTGAGTGATCAACAGATTGCAGATATGTTTAACGAAGATTTTAGGAAAGAACTCCACCCTATAACAGAAGAGTTTTTAAATGCGTATGAGCTTACTTTTTATGTAAACGTAAAATCTGATATTAGAAGTATTAAACCTTACGCAGCTTACTCCCTTACCAATGATGATTGGACTGTTTCACCCGAGCTTCGCAAAGCTCCGGTAAACAAAGTATGGGATCAAACCGTATCTAGAGACACTTCATTTACTATGGAGATTTTAGATCGATATACAAAAGCATTAAATACTATTGGAGCAGCTAGCAACGACAGCGCAAGACGAAATGCTGAAGCCGCTTTAAAGCTAGCAGTAGAACAAGGATCAGCGCTATTTGATATGATTCATCAAGCTCGTAAGACGGCCTTTAGCCCAAGCGGACAAGGGTATGCTGACGTAGCTAATTATCGTTGGCAGTCTGGTAAATCAGCTGGTACGGTACAAGCATTAAAACAGTTAAAAGAGTTAAACACAAAGAGTAGAAAAGAGTTTGAGGCATCTACATACGGTATGGAGCTTCCTGACGCAAATACTTTAGTGAGACGCGCCTTATCAGCTAAACGATAATATTCACTACTTAAATTGGAGCATAAACTGTGGCGTTTTTAATGTTTGTCGAAGGTGTACTTCGTAGTCAAAAGGGTGGACCTATATATCAAGGTCTTGCTTTGTATAAGTTATTAAATGAAAATAACAAAGTAATACTTTTGTGTGAAAATAAAACTAAAGATGACATTTGGTTGCGGCAGCATAAAATTAATAAATTAGATGATTTAGTTGGTACCGACATCCCAGGAATTACAGACTTTCCAAGTTGGCGACAAGTTGAGTATGTAAGGGCACAAGGTCCAGTTGAGATGGTGATATGCTCCGACCCTGTGTTGGGCAAACGACTACTGGAGGCCGGAATTACCACTTTAATTTTTTTACAGCCTAGTTACATTACAGAAAATTTTAGGCCGGACAGTAAAGTTGGAGTAAAGAGTTGGTCAGCTATTGTTGACGAGATAGTTAAACAACAGGAGCAATTTACAGAAGATCCTAGAGTTCAAGGGTGAAAATTATCTACTTAGGTGCCGAGGTGCCAAGTAATAGGACACTTTTAGAGTCCACTACAGCTAACCATGTAGGGGTAAGTTACTGGCGTTTGACAAAACGCGGTCTACCCAAGAAAAGCGACTATTTATTAGAAAACTACTTCGGTAAAGACTTTTACATATACGTACACCCGGGCATCCCAAAAGGCACTCGGTTAGACCGTTTAGATTTAGAGATTTTTGCCGCACAATACGAAGATTTTATAGCTAACAATATTGATCGGTTGACCTCCTTTACAGAGATTAACCACGAGTGGGTACCAGAAGACTTTGTAGAGCTACAACGAAAGACGGCTTGGTCCGAGGTCCCACCCGGCAAGTTTCAACCCGTGTGGAACCCTCACACTCGCTTGACAGGCCTTAAAAAGCTTGTAGACACCTATTTGGATATAGCTATACCTGGAGAGGCTATTGAAGCCGACAGCATGCTTGCTAGCGCCACAAGAGCTCACGTCATACAGGATGGAACTAGGTTCCACGCCTTAGGTTGTGCCAAGCCAGATAACCTACGACAGGTAAAGGTTGAGTCAGCTAGTACCTTGTCGTGGCTATCCCCAATGTTGCATGGCGAGACTATAGTCTGGGATGGCACTAGGCTAGTGCGTTACCCAAAGAAGATGAAAGACCAAGCTAGATCCCGCTATCGTCCGGTCTATGAGAAGGCTGGGCTCGATGCAGATTTGATATTAGAAGATGATCCAAAAGAAGTATGCAAGCTTGCTGTATGGTCATATGAACAGTTTGAGATGAGGATAAATACAATGAACCCTAACGAAGATGACTCACTGTTATATGATAATAGCGATGGGAGTGAAGTGGAGCAAAGTGGGGAAACTACCCCTGCCATATCTGATAATAAGGGTATACAGATGCGGAAACTTGAACCCCGAAATGCAGATGAAATTGTCAATTTACCGGTGTTTGGGTACGAGGTAAAGACTGAAATTGACGAGCACGGAGTCATTAAAGACATACCCGTAATCCAGTCGCAACAGACCAGTCTTAGGGTGTGCGATACATGCTTTATAGCTTCTAATTGCCCCGCTTTTAAACCTCAAAGCACCTGTGCATTTAAGCTTCCGGTTGAGGTTAAAACTAAAGAACAGTTAAAGAGTTTAATCAATGCCATCATTGAAATGCAGGGACAACGTGTAGCTTTTATGCGTTTTGCTGAAGAAATCAACGGTGGATACGCGGATCCTAACGTTTCTCAGGAAATCGACCGCTTGTTTAAATTGATTAAAACTACTAAAGAATTAGACGATTCACGTGAGTTTATTCGCATGACAGTGGAGCGCCAAGGGTCGGCTGGTGTGCTAAGTTCCATCTTCGGAGAGAGGGCTCAGATACTAAATGAGCTCCCAACTGGAGGTTTAAATGAAGAGCAAACCACGAAGATACTTAAGGATCTAACAGAAGATTAGCAGCTTCCTATTATCATATAAGAGGTTGCTAGCATAACAAGTAAGACCATTCACGGCGAACTACAAGTACTAGGCACATAAACTATATTTCCATCAATCACGGGAGGCTTCACATGTCATTATCGTTCCATTTAGCAGACGAATTTGTAGGCGCATACAAGGAGAAGAAAGTACCTTGGGGATATGCGGATGCGGCCGGTAACTCGGTAGGAGAGATCACTTTCCTTCGCACCTATTCACGTCTAAAGGCAGATGGAACTAAAGAGACTTGGGTCGACGTGTGTGAGCGCGTTATCAATGGCATGTACTCAATTCAAAAGGATCATGCAAAAGCTCAGCGACTACCTTGGTCAGACGCTAAAGCTCAAGCTTCAGCTAAAGAGGCATTTGATCGCTTGTTTAACTTAAAATGGACCCCACCGGGCCGAGGCCTTTGGGTTATGGGTACACCACTTGTCAATGAGCAGAAGAACTCAGCGGCATTACAGAACTGTTCATTCGTATCAACGTCATCTATGACGAAGCTTGATCCGGCAAAACCATTTGCATTTCTTATGGAAGCTTCCATGCTTGGCGTGGGAGTTGGCTTCGACGACAAGGGCGCAGATAAGGACTTTACAATCTATGAGCCAGAACCAGACACAGCACCAATTGTCATCCCAGATACCCGTGAAGGCTGGGTTGAATCAGTCGCGCTCGTCATCAATAGCTTCCTTAAATCAGATCAGAAGAGCCCAGTATTCGACTACACACAAATCCGGCCAGCTGGTACTCCGATTAAAACCTTTGGCGGAACCGCCGCAGGCCACGAACCATTAGAGAAACTACATAACTATGTTAGAACCACTTTCAAAGGACGTGCAGGTGAAAAACTTACTCGTAAAGACATCGCGGATATTGGCAATCTTATTGGAGTGTGCGTTGTATCTGGCAATGTCCGCCGTAGTGCTGAGCTTCTTATGGGTCGCCTTGATGATCAAGACTTCCTAAACTTAAAGAACCCAGAGGTATACCCAGAGCGCAACTCATATGACCCTAAGAACCCAGGTTGGGCCTGGATGAGCAACAACAGCGTCGAAGTTTGTGTAGGAGATGACCTTAGCCATATCGTAGAAGGTATCGCACTTAACGGTGAGCCGGGTGTTCTTTGGATGGACGTTACACGTAAGTATGGACGTCTAGTTGATCCAATTAACAACAAGGACCACAGAGCTGCTGGGTATAACCCATGCGCTGAGCAATCACTTGAAAGCTTTGAGTGCTGTACGTTGGTAGAAACATATCTCAATCGACATGACTCATTTGAAGACTTCAAGCGCACATTAAAGTTTGCGTATTTATACGCCAAGACTGTAACACTCCTTCCTACCCACTGGGAAGAAACCAATGCAATCATGCAACGCAATCGCCGTATTGGAACTTCTATGTCCGGTGTAGCTAACTTTGCAGATCGTGTGGGATTACCTACCCTTCGTGACTGGATGGACTCCGGTTACGCAGCTGTACAAGCTTACGATAAGACTTACTCAGAGTGGCTGGGCATCCGTGAATCAATCAAGACCACAACTGTAAAGCCATCTGGAACCGTATCCATCCTAGCCGGTGAATCACCGGGAGTACACTGGACACCGGGCGGTGAATACTTCATGAGAGCTATTCGCTTTGCTAATGAAGATCCAATGCTTCCTTTGTTTAAAGCTTCCGGTTACATTGTTGAGCCGGCCAGTGAGTCACCAAAGACAACTAGCGTAGTGTTCTTCCCAATTAAATCAGAAGCTAAGCGATCAGAGAAGGACGTCTCAATCTATGAGAAGACATCTCTTGCCGCTACAGCTCAGCGTTACTGGTCAGACAACTCAGTCTCAGTAACCGTGTCGTTTGATGCAGAGAAAGAAAAGGATGCGGTTGGCACTGTGCTACATATGTTTGATGGCCAGCTAAAGACTGTATCGTTCTTGCCAATGGGTAACGCTGTGTATCCTCAGATGCCATACACGCAGACAACTCAGGAAGTATACGAAGACTACAAGCTAAAACTATTGCCAATCGACTTTACCGACGTGTACGCCGGCATGGCCGCTGATGCAATCGGTGAGAAGTATTGCAGTACAGACTTCTGTGAAGTACCAAAACCATAGTTAAAACTAAAAGCCCCCTGTGAGTATGCAGGGGGCTTTTTCTATTTGAGAGCAGGTATAGCTACGGCTGATAGGAGCCGATCATGACTATCCTTAGCGTAAGAAAGGTTAGGACCGCTTTAACTCTCTCATAGCTCAATTAAGATTACGGAATAATAGGGTACGGATCGTAACCGATAAGTACTCCTACAATTAAAGCTAAAAATGCCACAACTCCCAATGCCGGTAAGAAACCAACGACAGTCTTTGTAAAGTTATCCATGTTCTTCCAATGAGGGCGAACAAAGACTCCAATTATTGCCATAATGCCCAAATAAATTGAGGGTCCTAAAAAGTCTCCAGCTACCATGTCTCTTCCTTAATCTTGTTGGAACCCAAAACGTGTCTCGTCAAGGGCATGCTTATCGTAATCACCATCATCTTCTTCAATCTCGAAATCATCATCTTCATCTTCATCAATATCTTCTCTACGGATGCTGGGGAAGACGGGTTCAATTATTGGATCAGGCAGAATATCCATTACGCCTCTCCTTTATAATTAAATGAGCCCTTGAATGATACTGGCTTACCTTTCTCATCCAACGTCTCTCCTGCTTCAAGCTTTACACTTTTGCGAGGTGTGTGCTCAGCGGCCATAGCCTTTAACCAACGCTTGCCGGCCGAGGCGTTAGCCCATGCTTTGAATTGACCTTTGGGTGCACTCTCTTGATCATCACGAATAACGAAATGCCCAATCCATGCCCCACCCTTTTCAGTGTTCTTTGTTAGATCTGCACTAAAGGTATAGTTAACTTTCTTTGCCATCTTAGCTCTCTTCTATTGTTGTGTATTCAATAAGTAAACCACCAAAATCATCACGGATCCAACCATGAATCATTTCTTTGGCATACTTTTCATCAAAACTATCTTCCGGATAGTCCCGTTGTAACTCAGATAGTACATCATCTGTGTCATAAGTGATACTTGCGCTTGCGGTTATCTTCATTAGAAGTCTCCATTCATTACGTCTAGTGATCTCAATAGCTGGTCGCAGACTTCGCGGTCAGCCTTTACTATACTCGGTGAGATATCAGAGACAACCCACCCATCTCCGGTCCATACTGTGCCTTCCGGAAACCTAGCCTCTTCCAAGGCAATATCCCATACCCAGCCCATGCCGGATATGTACTTGACTATAAAGTGATGCTCAGTCCGCATTATCCCAACCCATCTCTATCTATTAGATACTCGATGAAGTGATCTTGGCGGTCATATACAGTCGTAGGATAGTTATCTGCAACGAAGCTTTCAAACTGATCCTGCAATACAAGCGTATTGAATACATAGAAGTTACATCCACCATTGCCGTCATTACTTACTTGGCCGATGCGGGTGCGGTTGGCATAGATACTGGCCTTCCACGTCACGCCTCTTGCAGTCTCAAACATCTTTAGGGCTTTGAGGTGATACAACTTAGCCCCTTCAATATCTTTAGGCACAAGGGATGCCGTCCATTGTGCGGCAAACTCGGCATAATCTTGCTGAACGCTAGTCATCTCGGTCATTAGTTATCTCCTAAAAACTTATTGCCGTTGCTATCTATTCTGATAACACGGTCCTCGGGCTCTACGGTTAGCCATACGAACCCAGGTTGGTGACGGGTTAGCTGGCCTAGCATATCGAACCATTGTTGGTCGACTTCGGCGGTTATTGTGTACTTCATTAGATACGCTCCCCACTTAGATAGTCAATTACTTGCATTGCTTCACTCATAGCATCGTCCGCCTCTTCCCATCCACCCACGGAGTCCTCAAAATTTTCCGAGGTGTGATTACAAGCTTCACACTTAGACTCTTTGGTAATGCGGTAGGTATAGAAACCTCCAGTTAGATACTTATCGTAAGTCTTGACTTCGCCACGCAATAGGGCTTCGGCTTGTTCAAGGTCGGTAATACCTTCGCGGTCGAGGTCGGCTTGGGTTACATAGATAAACCCAACCTGCCCACTATCCCAACCTGCATGCTGGACTATGCCATTCCATGAGCCAACCTTGATGGAGATACCTGAATGGTCATAGAGATATAGCGGAAGGATGATTACTCCATCCATCTCGGACTTAATATGGTCGTGCATCTCAGGCCATGAATGTAAGTCTTGATTATCGATACGGAATGAATCACCCAGCGCATAGCGATTATGGAAACAAACCATATGGCCTAAGTTATCCCACTCGCGGGGGTTGGATGGATCAGAATCGTAATCAATTGCAATTGTGTAGCCCTTATATAGGGTCAACTCGGCGGTAGTCATTACGCTACCTTCACTTCTGCATAGATACCATAAATAGCGTATTCCTTGATGAATCGCTTGGTAGATGCTGGAGTTAATTCTGCATAGACAAGTACTTCATTAGTAGTGCTATCTACTAGGCAGGTAGCTACTTTCTTTCTAGCATTAAGCTTAGGGAGCTCAACCTCTTTTATCATTGGTATATCTTCTATCTGTAAGCTAATTTCGCGGTAATCGTATATCGATTACTGGATAGGCATATAGATACCTATGGCTTACAAGGGAGACAATACCCTCCGACTACCCATATTCCTAGTATCTAGGATAGATCTCTCTCTCGGCGTGTCGGAGCTACTCTCTCTCTCTCCTGGCAACTCTCTCCTATCAGATAGCTCTCTCAGCTGAATAGCTGTAAATCTGGCCATATCCGCAGTGTCGCTTTGTCGACTTTTGGCAGTAGCCGGAATCGATAAGTAGCTTTGTCGACAATTGCTACTTAGCCGGCTATCACGGCCGGTCCAGCTTTGTCAAGCATTGTCAGCTGTGTTCTCTCTCACACTCCTCTCTCAAGCTATATATATTCCCATTAAATGGGGTGGGTGGGCCAACACAAACAATTTTGCCGGCAAAATGCCGACAAAGCTGTGAGCTCGCGCCCAGCCGCGTGATAGGTCGCAGCTGGGGCGAGAAGGTCAGACTAGTAGTATCTCTTCCATTCAGT